GTCAGGGTCATAATAATATGACTCATCACCACCTATTATTAGGGGTGTGAAGGGACAATACGTTGTCCGATCTCTTGGAACAAGTAAATGTTGCAAGATGATGGCCCTACGGTATGCAGGTGCCATGGGTTGGTTGATTGATTCAACCCACCTCGTTTCCTTACCAAGTAAGGAATGACGACCGATATCGGTCATCGAATAAGGCTCGTTCTCTTGTTTAACAGGAACTAGTAACCGGATTCTTGGGTAATCGATATACCCAAGTGGCTTTCCAGATTTCATCTGGAAAGATACAGTCTCACGTATGTTTTGAGGGATCTTGGAGCCCTCCTCACAGTAAAACATGAGAATGTCGGAGATGAATGTATCATCTTCGGAGACCTTGAAATCAAGGTTCTCAAGTTCAGTTTTGAACCTGGCCAGGAAATCTTTGTCCTGGGATAAGACGATGATATCATCGCCTACATGGGAGCCTACTTTAACTCCCATACGAACAAAGCAATACTCAACTGCTATTGTTATGATGATCTTTGTCATCATATCGCCCATGAACCATCCCCTGGTTTTTATAATGGGTCGATTCCGGCTTTTCGAAAAGACCGGTCTCTTCGAACAGAAGAGTGTCTTGGCAAGTAATGCCAGACCTGTGGGAAAGTCTTTGTTTCCACTCGCTGATACTTTTATCAGGCGGTGCCATATTTGGCGCGCTACGGAAATGTTTCCGTAGTCCGTGGCCTCTGAGAGGTCCGTTGAAAGAGCATATATTCTCTTTCCCTCCACAAAATTTCCCCAGTCAGGGGATTGAGGGTGGAGCTGCGTCTGGAGTAATCTCCAGAGGTGACGGTCTGCTTTCATTCCAGACCGTGAGAACTTCGAAGTTATCTTCGGAGCCCATAAATGAGCGAATACGCCCATTATAACCTGGTATGCCAGGCTAGACACGGTAATAGTCCGTGCCTTGGATGGTTCTCGTACTGTCGAGACCATCACGGCTCTTGTTTGTAAGGGCCTCTCATGAGCCTCTTGTATGGCCCATGAGACAAGATCCTTAGGATTCTTGATCCTTTGAGGCTTAATTTCCTCGTAGGACAGGTCAACTAAGTTGTACCTCCTGTGCAACGATTTCGTTGTACATAACTTCTGTAAGAAGCTGGTCTGCCCGCCTTTTGATCGGGTAGACTGTAGGCACGATGATGGGCCTGCTGAGATGCGCATGTTTGCGCCATCTAGTTTGTA